GCTGGCGGTATCCCACAGATACTAGGGCTAGACCCGAATACGCCAGCACCGCTACAGATAGACAGAGGCTTTGCATATATCATGCATCGCTACGGCACGCCATGTATGGCATGGAAGCACCACTTGCGGAAAGGCTGGTACTGATGGCAAGTTATGAGTACGTCTGTGATGATGACTCGCAGACTGTTACCATAGTACGGGGTATGACCGAGGATGAGATTATCCCGTACTGCGATACGTGTAATGACCCTATGCGTAGGGTATACTCACCACCACCAGTCAAGTTCAATGGGACTGGCTTCTATAGTACGGGAGGCTAGATGACAGATGATGAGATGCAGGAACTGCAAGACAATATCGTAGAGAGTATACAAGACTACTTCGATAACTATGATTGGGATAAAGCGTTTGCTAAATACTTGGAGGGTAAATGAAAGATAGCAATTGGGACTTAGATTATAGGGCTGGGCTACTTGGTGAAAGCAAGATAGCCGACCTGCTACACTTAGATACTGTTGAGGTCAAGACTGACAGGCGTTGGCTACAGACAGGCAACCTATACATTGAGACTGAGTGTTTCTATCAGAGTGATAACGAGTGGAAGCCATCAGGCATACGAGTAAGTCAGGCTAGTCATTGGGGTTTCGTATTAGAAGATACGATACTCATCGTGCCTATGTATCGACTCAAGGAGATTGTCTGGGAGAAGGGTAAGCCGATTACCTGCAACATCCCACCTAATCCTACAAGAGGTTATCTGATTACCCCAGGCGCTCTAATCGAATTCGTACGTGCTGCAAGGAACTTTGAGATTGAAGCACATGACGAATACGAGACGAACAGAATCTATGGGTGATGGCTTAGCCTTGCTCGTCGGTATCGTCAATCTTATTGTCGGTATCTTTATCTTGACCACCGTCTTCCCCTTTATCGTCCGTCTCATCCTTGTCTAGGAAGGGGCGATATCCACCAAGTCGATTGATAATCTTCTTGATGGCACGATTGTGGCGCATACGCGCTGCATCGTCACTAGGTAATTGAAGTTCTGTAGCAATCGAGGAATAGTCCAGGGAGTTAGCATACTTGAGAAACAAGATACCTTTATCTTCTTTACTCAGCGTTTCGTATGCAACCTTAATCTCGGCCATCATTGCCATTAGGTTACCACCTTCTGATGGTGCTGATGGTCGTCCTGGCATTCCAAGGTTTAACTTAGGTGCTTCTGCAACATCACCACGCAAGATGGCTGGTAGTAGTGCTTCGATAACATCTGCCTCGTAATAGAACAGGTCAGACAGTTCATACCCAATAGACTTAGACTTCCACAGTTGGCAGTAGTCCAATGCTTGATTGCGCAGTGAACGATACAATAAGTTCTGCGCTGAGCGATTGCCCAACTTCTCCCACTCGGTTAACTTACGTGGGTGCGACACAAACCATTCGTAGAGCGACTGCTTGATGTCCTCGCGTTCAACCATGTGATACTTCTTATGATATTCATCTGCGACATGAGAGGCAATGTACTCCCAGCGTTCAATGCGTTCCCAGTTCATCACCACTTCCAGGTTTTTCCTTCTACTGTGAATGAATTGTTTACGATTGGTACAAGTTGTGGTACGACTGTCTTACCATCAACGTGTAAGATACCAAAGCCTTGTTGCCAAGTAAACAATCCTGCTTTAATATATTTTGCATTACGATAGTCCATGAGGTTTCCAAGTTCCATACCCCAGATAGTTTTAGGCTTACCGCCACGATAACTTTGAGTATGATGAGTCAGACCCATGCGATGCGTATGACCACAGACTACGGACATGCCTGAGCGCTTTGCTAGGCCCAACGCAGTGGCTCCTGCCGTAGGTTGTACATTGCCTTCATCACCATGCATGAGCAACCAGCCTGGGGCTAGTTCATACGGGTCGGTATGGTACTTAATCTCTAGTTCCTCTAACCCTAGGAAGTTCTCAAGTTGCAACTCTGGTAGCCCTAGCAATCCTGGAGCACGCATAGCAACTGTGTTAAACAAGCGGTCAGTATGATTGCTACGCACCATGTGCTCGATAGTTAAGTCGTATAGTACTTGGCGCGTAAGGTCGCGGTCACGACCAATGGAGCGTTCGTACTCTAGTTCAGTACCCTTACTCCATTTCGATATAGTCTGCATATCCATTTCATCACCACAGGATACAACGGTATCTGGTTGGTACGCCTTGATAAATCTAGCCACAGCCTTCGTGGCTTCTACATCGTGGTACGGTACTTGAAGGTCGGAAATGCAAACTATAGTTTTCATGGCTTCTTTTTAACCGCTTTCTTGGTAGTTTTTTTAACTGCCGTCTTCTTAGCAGGAGCCTTCTTGACAACTGCCTTCTTACCAGCACGTCGTCTGTTTTCTTTGGCTACATTCTCTGACTTGCTTATGGTTTGTAGATTACTTTGTGCATCGCTGCCAGCACGTCCACCATTATCTTTGTGGTCAACTTCCGTAGACCTAGGTAACTTCTTGCCTGTGGCTTCTTCATACTCATGACGAGCCTTATTTGTAGAAGTAGTAACCGTAGTGCCATCTTTTTTCTTACGCTTGAATACATAGATTGGTCGCCCACCGTTCTGCTTACTTCCCTTGTATGGTCCGAAGATTTTCATTTTTTTGTAACCACCTTATTGATTTTGTATGCTACTTTCTCTGTGTGTGTGTCGCCAAAAAGAGTAAACTTGCGGTCCTCACGAATCTTTACATCCTTCGGCTCTAGGTCGGTAAACAATCCAGCCTCACGGACAATCTCTTCAAGAATACTCAAGCGTGATTGCAGATTCTTTATTGTATCTGCTTGATTATCAACCTTGGTTCTTGTGCCAATTGGTGTGCTTGTTAACCAAGGGTGGCCGTAGTAGTCTGAGCGAATTCCGTCTAGTTCTCTACGCATATCCTTGATAATGTCACTGTGTCTATCAATTTGCTTCTGATTAGTTTCGTATCCAAACATTAGTTGTCCCACTTTCCTCTAAGTACTAGCAATCCAATGATTGCATAGTTTGCCATGTCCTTGAATGAATCCTCTAGCGACTCATGCTCTGGCTTTGCACCGCTATCGAATAGGTTGTTAATGCGTGCTAACTTATCGTGCATACGTACACGCAGGCCGTTGATAGGACCGCCAGGAGCATCGGAGATATTCCTTGGGCCGTAGTCGCGGTGCTTGCTAAGTAATAGGTCGCTCAATTCGGTAATGAGTTTACCTAAGTGTGCGTCTAACTGCATCTCTCTATCTACTGCTTTCACTTGTCCCCCTCTAGTAGTTTCTTTAATTCGTGGTCTATCTCGAACATGTGCTCATGTATGATTGCATCTTCAACTAATCTCTTCATCATTGGTATGTTAGACTCTGCTGCGTATAGCGTAGCGTAAGTTAGTTCAACGATGGTCTTGACTTCTTCTGGGTCATCTGCCTTCTCGTACAGTTGGCGTAACAGGCTACCAAATAGCAACTGATAACCACTAGGTAGAGAGATGATGGGGTTGAATTCCTCTTCATCGCCATCGTCAATCATGTGGTCTACTGCCTCAAAGATATTATCGAAGTACTCTCCACAGATGGAGCATGGTGGAATATCAATCAACGTTTAATCCTATCTTATCTCGGATGTAGTCTGCGCCGTACTTGACGAAGGATGAGTTAACGTCCTCTCCGTCTTCCATTGTAACCACTGTTGTGGGTAATTCTTTCGCAAGTCCTCGCGCAAACTCTCGTCCAGGCTCATCGCCATCGGCAAAGATAAAGACACGTTCGAAATCAGCGAGTAGTCTGGTATAGTGTTTCTTCCATGAGTTAGACCCAGGAACTCCGATACACGGGATACCAACGAGTGCAGACAACGTAAGTGTATCGAGTTCACCTTCGCAAACGCCAATCCAATCACCTGCCCTTTCAATGTCTAGCACGTTGTACATTCGTGTCTCTACCCCTGTCATGCCCATATACTTGGGCTCAACTGCTGGGTCTAGTGACCTGAATCTTAAATCAACCACGCCCGTCTTGGTAATGTACGGGATAGATAGTCTGCCTTTATACTGCTCATGCCCCGTCTCAGGCTCCGCGACTACGCCTAATCGCGCCAGACGTGCTGCTTCCCTTGTTATTCCCCGACTTGCTAGGTAGTCTTCGGCCAGATGAATACTTTCCGCGTACTTCATGCTGGCTCTGCCCAGTAATTCCTTCTGCGATTGACTTTGCTTCACGTATATCGCACCTTTCTTGCTTTGCAATTATCTGAATACTGTTGCCTTGCATACCACACGCGAAGCAATTAAATATGTTGTTCTTCGTATTGAAACTTGCACTAGCATGAGAGTCGTTATGGAATGGACACTTGACGTTGACCTGACCGCTAGTGCGAGTAATATTTGCACCGTAGTGCTTGAGTACTGCTACTATGTCTGGTAAGTCATCAACCAAATACATCGCCCAACCTTAATACTAGATATGAATCGGCTATCGCTTTTCCTCTGGCTTTGATAACAACCGCTGGTAGTACAGCATCGAGAGCAATGTCCCTGGCTTCTGCGTAATTTCTCGCTTCCACTTGGGATTCTTTCTGCCACCCAGAGAGGTTGATGGCGTTTCCTGCTCCTGGGGCTTTGGCTTCAAGGATTCCAATTGAACCAAAGAAGTCCGAACGGACAACAATATCGCCTTCATCTTTACTACCTCGTCTTGCAAGGCGCTCAGCGTCGTATCCAAGTTTTCTAAAGTAATCTTTGAGGTCTGTTTCATAGGTTGCGCCTCTAGCCTTGTGGCTTTTCCTTGTTGTCATCTTCATCCTCAAAGTTTGGTACTGCGACGGATTCGATTGCGGTGCGTAGCGCGTTCTCAAAGTTAGTAGTTACTGCATCTGCTGCATCTTGCCAACCCTTGAGGTATGCTTCCTGCTGCTTAATCTTAATTGTCTTTTCCATTGTATCTCCTAAGCATTCTCTGGTATGTCGTCGATGTACATGTATTCTGGGTTGAACGCTAACCACGTCATTAACGTTCCGTTCGCATCTGCTCTTCCATAGCGATTCTTGACTGCTGCAACGCCCATTGATGTGCCAACAGTCCCGAGTGTGCATATGAGCGCAGGGAGTTGAGAGACTTTGCCTTGGATGGCACTTCTTGGCTGGCAAGGATTCCCTGGAACTGCCTCCGAAGTGTGATGTAGTACAACAATCGCTGCATTAGTTGCTCTCGCAAGGTACTTCAACTCCTTCATAATTGCTCTCATGGATGCAAACTCTTCTCCACCATCGGTGGCAACATCCATGAGGTTGTCCAAGACGATAAGGTGCGGACTACAGCCCCACAACTCTTCAAACGCTTGGACTTCCTCATCAATGTCTTCAAGTGTTGGTGACGATTCGAACGACCAAACTATATGGCTTCCCTTTTGGAGGACTGCTTTTGTCCATCCAACATCAGTATTAAGTTTCTGCTCAACCTCTGACTGACTCTTCCCCGAAATCATAGAGGCTAAACGCATAGCCATCGTGTGTGCATTGGTATCTGCTGATATGTACAATGTTGGCACGTTGGTCTTGAGTGCAAGTGCTAGGGCTAGTGTTGATTTACCAGCCCCAGGAGCACCTGCAAACATAGAAACTTCTGAACGACGCATTACAATTTTGTTCTGTTCAAACGCCCTAAAAGAACTAGGGAGAGGTTCTCCCCCAATAGAGGCACGTCCGACTGAGCGAACTAATGTTCTCACTTGGCACTCTCCTTAGTTAATTTAGAATGGAAATTGGTCTTGCTCTAGTTGACTGGCTTGCACTGGTCCGCGCCCTGAGGCATCGGACAGACCCACATCGCGTAAGGATTTCCCGTCTTGCTGGAGATTCCCGACTTGTACTTGCGAGGGCCGTGTTGGCACGTCGGTCCACCCTGTGCTGGCGTTGTTGGAGCCATAGCGGATGGAGCCTGAGCCTGGGGTGGAGCGGAGGAGATGGATGGCGTTGTGCCTTGAGTTGAAGGCGATGTCGCTAAAGGGAGTGCTCCGTAAGCACCTACAATCAAACGTTGCACAGAGGCGACTTGATGAGAGTAGTCACCAATTCCCTCTAGTAGTACGCTGAGTTCGTCTGCGGTTTGAGCACGCACGTTAATCATATCACCTGATGGTGTTTTGTACGATACTTGTAACTTCCAGTCTTCGGCCATTATTTATCCTTCTTGATAGAGAATTGGCAGTACTCGGTGAGTCCACACATGTACTGACAACTGTTTGTGTTGGGCAAGAATAACCCTGCCTTTAGTGATTTGTCAAATGTTTCGACAAGGTACTCCATCTTCTCGTCAGTGTACTCAGATAGGTCCACCATCTCGGAGATGTTGTTTCCACGTGACATGTAGTACGTACCCCACTTGACCTTGACACCAAAAGTCTTTTCGATGCCTAGTTTGTAGAAGCCTAGTTGTAGGCTACTGGTGGGAGTATTCTGTGAGGTCTTGAGGTCTACGATGACAAGTTCACCGTTGATTTCAAACACTCGGTCGATAATCATCTTAACCTTCACATCCTTGACTACAGGAGTGAGGGCAAGTTCGATTCCTGGGTTACCATCTGGTGCTGTCCAGATTTTCCAGTTAGGGTTAGTTTTACGCCATTGTATGTAGCCGTCGACCCAGCGAGGACCAGCACCTTGCCAGAAGGCAACGTCTTCCTTATTTGGGTTTGCTTTCGTAGCACGACCACCGACACGTGCATTGGATAGGTCGGTATCACCCTTGCATTTATCCCATGCTTCAAGCCATAGTTGCTGGACATCGGTCACATGTTCTCCTTGTCGTAGTTCTCACACGCTAGGTGGAATGCTGAGCCTCCGACAGACCATACTGAGGGAGCCTCCTCCTTGTTGAGGAGTCGACCGAGGTAGTATTGATACCCACAGGTGAGGTAGGTTGTGAACGCAGAGTAGGATATATGCTCTGGTAGGTTATATTCTTCTAGTTTAATTGACATAACTAGAGTATAAGACCATAGTTGCCTAAATGTCAATTGTTTAAATATTTGACATCCTAGAAAATGTGTGTATAATTGTAATTAATAAAGAAAATATATAAAGGCCTTCGGCCTTGTATATAGTATATAAACTATAATATCTAAGGAGTACTATGTCAAATTCTTTCTTGCAAGCAGCGTTAGGTTCACTTGTCGGTATCACAGTATTCTACCTACTTGAGGCAGTCTACTACGAGATTAAGGCACGTGTTTTGGGCAAGCAGTACACTGATTATATGGATTATCTAGAGGAAGAAAGCCAGAAGTAAACCTCTAGAAACGACAAAAAGACCCCTCGCCATAGCAGAGATGCTAGGGTAAGGGGTTTTCTTGTCTTAAAAGGGCCTTAGAAGGCTTATTTGGGCTACTTTGGTGAGCCTAGTCCAAACGCGTCGTCGTTCTTATCTGCCCATTTGAGGGCTGGAGCGACCAGAGCAGCGATGAGGGCTGCGTACTGTGGGGCTAGGTCTGTCAGTAGTTGGACTCCTGAGAATACTGCAACTGCAGCAACGCCAGTAGCCCAAGCCTTGATAGCCTTGACCTGCTTAGGGGTAAGTAACTTCTTCATTTGTTCTCCTTCTTCTTAGGTAAAGGCTTAACTGCTGCCCTAACCTTGTTGATGGTTTTGGGTTTTCCCAACCAAGGAAACCAAGGTGATGTATCATTACCGCAGTTATCTTTGATTGATATATGTAAATGCTTGTTGTGAGGGTTGCTACCAGTGTAAGGCTTGTCGCCTCGTAGAGGCATCCATATCTGGCCTTTGAAGATTAAGTACTTGACTCGTTCATCCTGCTTGAGTTTCTCGTAGATATCACCACAGTGAATCCCATGTGCTGGGTCGTGTGTAAGGTCTACGGCAAAGCCAGTATTGTGGTCGCTATTAGGATTCTGATTGATATGAGCAGCAGACGGAAGAAGCCCATCGCTGGCCTTGACCCGACTCGGTGATATAGCCGTTGCTTGACGCAGAACAGCAATTGCAGCAGGCGTGGCTTTCTTGACTACAGGTTTCATTTGCACTCATTTCTTTTGAATCAATATCTGGTAAAGAATCTCAACCTTTTCTTCGAGTCTGATGACCGAATCCTTGAGGCTTGAGCCTGAATTGGGCTTGAGTTCGTAGAGGTAATGCTTAACCAACCATCTCACAGAACCAGCAAATGCTGATATTACTGCGATAACAGATACGATTAAGCCAGCCCAGTTTGCTGCGGTCATTAGTTGCGCTCCTAAGAGTTATACGGTACGGATGGTGATTTGAAGTACGCCACCAAAGCCATCAAAGCGCTTATCTGGTGGGGTTAAACGGCTAAACGTTACTTGCTCTATGACTGCCTGACGTGATTCGCCAGTAGTCAAATCTTGCCATGTTACTACGTCTCCAGTTGCTTCGATATCTTCAAGTAGACGAATCTTATCAAATGCTCTACCTTCGTATCCTAGTAGCACGTTGTATCGGTCTGTCTCAATGTCATAACAATAGACAGGGAACTGGACGATACGCTGACGTGGAGTAGCAATAGTAGCCTTTGCTTGGTAGCCCTTGAAGTTCGGCCCCTTGCTTGAATCTGTTCCATCTCTGAACAATTGGAATTTGTACGCTACGTACTCTTGCGGTGCAGATGGAGATGATGTGGTTACTTCTGGAGCACCGACAGTTGCATCGTAGGAGATAACGTCAAAGATTGTACCGTTTTCTGCTATAATGTTAAGAGTCATTGAACCAAATGTAAAGTCGCCACGACCAAGAAGACGCTTGAAGTTCTTCTTCTCAAGTGTGTTATAGCGGATTTTACCTGTGTTTACATAACCAGTAGGCACTAATGTAGATGCAGATTCAACGTAGATTGCACCATCAGTTGCATCGTAAGTGGTTGTAAAGGCAAGTCGGTTGGTTGCTCCGAGGAATGCAACACCAGTTGTATAGTGTCTTGTTGCTTGAGTAACCTGTAAGTCATTTGCATAAGCAAAGCGTAAGGTGTCAATTTCTGTACCTAGGTCGATACGAGTAAGTCCACCGTCTAGAGCACCGATACCAGTTGCTGCCCAAATGAATCTATCTCTTCCAGCAAAGTCGTAGACTGGCTGGGATGTCTCAAAAATAAGAGGGCCGTAGTTAATAGAACCATCTTGGTCGTTTATCTGTGCTGCACGTACACCCTTATTGGTTCCTATCATCATGTAGCCAACATAGTAATATAGTTTTTCAACAAACTCTCCAGCAGGAAGTTCTGCTGCTACTACCGCTTGGGTTAGAACTGGCATAACACCGTTGCTTCCAAGCGTGTACTTCTGGATTGTTGAATAGATACCAGAGTGACCAGCAGTGTAGATGGCCGGGCCAGAAGCGGCGATAGAAGTGTAGTGATAATTAGTGTTCGTATTAGTGTAAGATGCAGATGGAAGTGAAGATGCAACAGTAGATAACTCATATACTTTGTTGTTAACGCACATAACAATACGGTCTTTAATGAATTCCATAGTTGCATATTCAATTTCAATGTTAGCATCTTGGAACATTTGGGTAACATCACCAGTGGCAGATGGGTTAGATGAACCAGTAGTTGAATCACCTGTTAGTGGCTTTTTAAACATAGTCAGGCGCTGGTTACCACCAACCGTCTTATTAGTTATCCAATAGGCATTGATTCCATCATCGCAGATAGCAAATACTTTTCTATCAGTGCCTGAGATGTAATCAACAAAATGGATTACTCCATTTGTTACACCAGAACCTGCTGGCGATACCGCAGTAGAGGTTACATTTGAGGCAACCTTAGCATAAGTAAATGTTGTGGTTGTAGGTACAGAAGTGACCCTGTAAGAACCG